AGAGGTTCGATACGCTGGCCTGGGTCGCGTCGGTCGTGAAGTTGAACGTGAAAGAGCAGTCGGGCTGGGCGGCAAGTGGTAAGGCCGTGAGTGCCGCGCAAGCGAGTAGCAGGTAAGGCAGGGCCTTTCGCAGAGTGGTCATGCCCTGATTCTACGCCTGTTTTAGATGAAAGCGAGAGGGGGAAGTGGCTCTGGCTGTTGGGCGGAAAGGTGGAGCCGGGCGCATACCCAGCAGAGTTTAGGCGTCTCCATGTTGCCGCGGCCGGGGTCTTTGGCGTATCGAATCACGCGCGCCTCAGTGAATTGGATGGGGCTTTCGCAGACGGCGCACGGGATCGTGCAGGGGTCCGGTTCCGATGCTGCAACCCGGTGGGTAAGCTCAATGATGCACGCATTGCATAAGCCAATTCCCGTGGCGGGCGCCGGGCACTGGGTGCATTTATTCGTCGTCTTCGGCATCGCCGCTTTCATCCGTCAGGTCCGTCTCGTCAAACTCTTCTTCATCTGGCAATAGGGTGAGCGCGTCCGTTTCCGCGACGTACTCCCATTCCCACTCATCAAGGCAGGCCGGGCACTCGATCAGGTCGGCTTCTTCGGTCAACGTGGCCGGGTCTAGTTCAAGCTCGAACTCTTCGGCGCAGTCGGGGTCTGGGCAAACAAGGGTGAACGTCTTCAGTGGCATTTTGGCTCCGTCTCAATTGTGCTTCTTTTTCGGCCTCCGCGAGTAGGCGGGTTCTCAGTTCGATCTCGCGCTCGCATTGCGCGATGCGGGTTCGTTGTACCTGGGCTTCGGCCTCCGCGAGTAGTTGGGACTCTCGTCGGCCTTCGATCTCGGCTGTCCGCTGGCGCTGTTTCTGGCGCATCCAAGCTTCCCGCTCGGCCATGTTGCCGCTCGATCCGTATTTCATCGGAGTCCCAACTGGTGCATGATCCGGCCTACGTGGTCATGGCTGAACTTGATGCCAAGGTTCTGCTTGATGGCATGGGCAAAGAGTCGCGCGGTCCAGTGGTCCGTATCGACTTTCAGCAGCTTGCGCGGGCCGGTTTCCCAGAACTTCCGGGCAATATTCATCCGGGTCTGATCCATCCGTGGCGGCCGTCCCGGTGTCTTGCGGGACTTCAGCCCGTGGCCGTTCAATAGCGCCTTCTTCCAGCGGTGTGCCGTCATGCGACTGACCTTGTATCGTTTGGCGATGGCGTATTGCGTCATCCCGCTTTCGATGTCGGGGATGGCCGAAAGGCGGCGGGCTTCCAGTTCGGGGCGCGTCATTCGTCCCACGTCCCGGTGGCCCGGTGGTCCACTTCTTCAAGTATCGCTTCGGCGCGGTCAACTGCCCGAATCACGGTGAGAGGCTTCCCATCGTCGTCAAGTAGTTTCGGGCCGGCATCGATGATCGCGGCACAGATCGCAAGCAAGCTTCGGTAGCAGCTCATTTGTTTCGATACTCCCGTTTCCACACTTCGGCACACTCTCTACAAGAGGGCTCCACATTCGCCTTCGTGCTGATGAAAGCTTTCGCGTTGACCTGGGCACCGCAGGCGGCCGGCGGAATGCGGGCGCCTGGCGGGATGGTCTGCGCGTGGATGATATGCGTTCGGTCTTCGGCGTCCAATGCTGCCCATTTGCCGCTTCCGCAGGACACCACATCGTAGGGTGTTACCAGGCGCTCCACCCCCTCCAAGATGGCCCACATTTGCCATGGCTCCGTTCGCCTCTCGAATACTTGCTCTACTCCGAATTTGGCAGCATCCACCGTTGAGAACCTGCCTAATCGCTCGTATACTCGCCGCTTTGTGCTGGCGATTTCGCGGGCCTGCCATCGTTCGCCATTCCCGAAGATTTCGACAGGGAACGTGCCAGGCAGTTTCAATCCCATAGGGTTCAACTCGGGGCCGATGGGCTGCTGGAACACGGCACGGTAGGTCACCTTGATAGCTCTCATGATTGTCTCCGTGTTTTGCGCGGGGCTTTCCGACGTTCCATCGCATCGGCCATCATGGATCGGCATTCCGCTTCAGTGGTGCCTTCGGCAAGCTCCACGGTAAGGCCGTCTTTATCTAACGTGAAGCCTATTTCGTGCTCCCCGAGAATGTCTATCATGGCTTCAGTTTTGCCGTTCCATGGGAAGGTTACGGTGATGGCTCTCATGCGGTCTCCTTGGAGCGTAGCTGCGCGCAGAGCGTTTGCACGTCCAATGATATCTGCTCGGCCTTGCCGCGCAACCCTTCCCATGCCGTCGTGAGTTCGTTACGGGACATCTCGTCAGGGTCTTCGTCCGCGTCGTTCAGCAGGCTTATGGCACGGCGCTCCATCTCGATCAGTTGGGCTTCGGTCAGGTCTTTCATGCGGTCACCTTGGCCAGCGATTCGGCAATCTCCTGGGCGTGCTTGGCGGCAACGATCAGGTGGTATTGAATCAGCTTTCGCGTTTGCGCATACGGATCCGCGTCGTCTGGTCTCATCTGAGCGGCGGCGCGTCGCATGTGGGCGGCGGCCTGGGCGAAGTCGGCGGCGGTCTTCATTCAGCGGGCTCCTTTGCTTCGGGTTGGGCAAATAGACTGGGCTGCGGGCGGTCCTGAATTGCCCGTGAAAGGTTCGCTACGGTCTGTCGATAGTACGTGTCTTTCAGCTCCGCTCCGACGAATCGGCGGCCTTCCTGAAGCGAGACGTACCCTTCGCTTCCGATGCCTGCGTACGGCGATAAAACGATGTCGCCGGGGTTGCTCCATAATTCCACGGCGCGGCGAATCACCGTCAATTGAAGCGGGCAAATATGCCGGGAGTCGTCCTCGTCGCGCGCGCTCTTTTTTTGCAACGTGTCGCCGGGGTCGATATCGAACCATACCGGGCTGGCGTAATTCTGCCAAACATAATGGGAGTACTTATTGACGGCGGGGTCTGACCTTTTGAGGGCCTTCGGCTCGCGGTCGGGCGGGCCTATCCATCGCTCGAAGCCGTGAGGGTGCGTGACGGGCTCGGGGTTCTTGCCTGGTTTCCGCATGGTCACCAGATAATCGGGGATTCCTTGCCGGCACATCGCGGAGTCTTTCACAATCTGCTGGTGGGCAAGGCCCTGAGCGTGGGTCCGGGTCGCCGCGATGAGCGGGTCTTTCCAGATAACGACTTCGGAATGGTAGATAAATCCGTGCTTCTGAAATGCTCTGATGAGATCTCCCCGAAAGTCCTTGATGCCGGTGTATCCGTCCCGTTCCAAAGTCGCCGGCAAATTCATGCAGTGAAACGATACCAGCCTGCCGGGTATCAGGACGTGCGCCAATTTCTGCACGGTGAAGTCGAAGCCGGTGAAAAATTCCGCGTAGTCCCGCACGTTGCTGTGGTCTTCGTTCGCATCCGTATAGGAATAGAGGCTCGCAAACGGCGGCGAGAATATCGAGTAGTGAACGCAACTCGGGGGCAGTCCTTCGATGACCCGGACGCAATCGCCTTGATAGACGGCGAAGTCGTCATTTTCGGTCTGCTGGATGACCTTCGTTATAGAGCGCATTCGTTTTCCGTCTTCAGCCATTTGGGAATTTTCATCCTTTTCGTGTGCTTGTATTTGTGCTTGGGCGCGCGCTGGGCGAGCTGTTCTTCGCGCATGGCGGCGTTCATCTCCGATTGCAGTTCTTCGTATTGACGTTCCTTTCGCCGGATGGTCTGGAGTACCGGGCCTTCGGTTTCCGCGTAGACTATGTGCGCGTTGACTTCGTGTAGCTGGCCGAATCTCCAGCATCGCCGGATGGCCTGAAACATGCTTTCAAACGAGTAGCTGAGTCCAACAAAGGCCATGTTCCAACAGTGCTGGTAGTTCATGCCCCATCCCGCAATCTCGGGCTTGCTGCACATCTCCAGGAACTCGCCACGCGCGAATCCGATCAGCTTGGCCTCTTTCGCATCGGGCTTTTCGGGACCGCGAACTTCCACTATTTCGGGCAAGGCTGCTTTCAGCGCGTCGGCTTCGTAGTCCGTGTTGCACCAGACGAGCCATGGAACGCCGGGCGCCGCGTTCACGAGTTCCGCCACTTTCGCGGCGCGGTTTTCGCATGTGAGCCGCATTTCTTTATGCAGTCCGGTGGATGAAAGATCGGGGCAGCGGAACAGCATTCCCTCGGTTGCAATCGACTGGTCCACGGGTACAACGTGCTCGATCATGTGGAGTTTCGGTAAATCGTATCCGGTGTCGTCGTACCCGAGATCGGACGGCCTGACAACGCAAACGGCCCACGAGGCAACAAACTTAAAAAACGGTTTTCTACCGTGCCCTTTCAGTGTCCATTTCGCGGTCTCTTTTCCCGAGTGCTCGAAAAACATGGCGAGCATTTGGGGTCGCTGCATCACGTCCAACAAGTCGGCATGTGTGCCCAGTTCGGAGTGGTCGTTAGGACTCGGGGTGGCGGTTGAGCATAGCTTGTAGGGCGTGTCTTTCAGCCTCTCAATTAGCGTCTGACTTGTTTTCGAAGTCCAGTCTTTGATTCACGAGGATTCATCGAGCGACACGCCGGCAAAAGTGGAAAGATCGAATAAATGCAGCCGTTCGTAGTTGGTGACGTTCAGCCCCGCGCACACGTCGCTCTGTGATTTGCAGAGCGTCAACAGATATCCGAATTTCTGGGCCTCCCCCATGAACTGCTGCGCGACGGCGAGCGGTGCGACGATCAATACCGGGCGCCTGGCATACTTCGATACCTGCGCGCCCCATTCCATTTGTATAGGTCCCTTGCC